TAGCTCATATGACGATGTCAATGATGACATTCCATTCACGTCTGACGGCGGTACATCATCCGAAGGAGACGATGATGACATCAGCTACTTTGCTAAGCTTGCACGTGGTTAATACCGCATCTGCTTAGTAAGCATATAACCCCATGGCGCTGCCGGTCAGAATTGGACCAGCGGCGCCATTTAAGTTTTGATTGACGTTGCTGTTCGAGACATTGTGTACGTCTCCTCCACGGCTGACATTGTTGACAACCATCATTCCACCACCTGAATTACCTGGACTATTGATTGCTGATACGGTATCAGCTGGAGATGGAGTTACTGTGCTGAGCCCGTTAGATGCGGCCGCAGCAGGCGAATTGGATGCAATGATTTGAATCGGAGTTTTGAAGTCCTTAAGTTCCTCAATCTTATCCCAAGGGAAGCTACCAAATGAAGCCCAATCAGTATTCAAATCAGATATGTACTTCATTCCTTCGCCCATAGCCTTGATAGACTGACCAATACCAATTAGATTATATCCTTCCTTTGACAGCTTCATCAGCTTTTCAAGCGGACTATCTGCTCCAAATGATAGAAGCTTGCCGATAAAATTACCTAAGCCAGCTGCTGCTTCACCAACACCAAACCCAGCAATTGCTGCTCCTATTGCAGCAATACCTCCGGCGATACCAAATAACATTCCCCCGTCAAGCTTAGAAATTCTTTCACTAAATGAATCGAAGAATTCTCCAATTTTGTTATCATCTCCTATTGCTAATTTCAATAGAGTCAATCCAGCTGATAGAGGTAGCATCGCTGCGCCTGCCAGAGTCATTCCAGGAGCTGCCAGTAATAGGAGCAGCGATGCTTTAGCCAAAGATGCTGCTACACCGGTTAGACCTTCAAATGCTTTCATGTCAACCTTACTTAGAACATTTAGTCCATAAGCCAAAGGTATCAATGCAGCACCAAGTGCAGCAATTGCAAGTACTCCTGCTGCAAACAATGCGGCTTGTGGTCCCATTAACAATGCGCCTAATCCAGCAGCGGCTAACGTTAGGCCAACTAATGCAACAGCAGCTATACCTAAAGATTTCCATGAGACATCTTTTAGAAGGTTAAGACCAAATGCTAATGGAATTAGCGAAGCTCCAAGTAATCCTATAGCCAATGCTCCTTTTGCGATCGTTGCCATTGACTTCCCTAAGAAAGTGCCAAGCAATGCTAGTCCGCCAAGTGCAACTGTCGCCTTACCTAAATCTTCCCACTTAACAGATTCAAATGTACGAAGCGCAATTGCAGTTACTGCCAAAGCTGCACCCATTGCAGCAATTCCTAATGCACTCTTTAGCAATGACCCCTGTATTTTTGATAAACCGTATGTTGCTGCAACAATTCCACCAATCACAAGACCGGCCTTACCTAAATCTTCCCACTTAACTTCTGAGAATGTCTTAAGAGATTTTCCAAGAACAAACAGTCCACCGGCAAATAGGATAAAGCCTCCTCCTACTTTTAGAATAGTGTTACCAAGTTTTGTTAGAGATGATACATCAGCCTTACCAAGTTTAGTAACACCCTTTGAGATATTATCGGCGGATTTTACAAAATTACCAACTGTTGTATTATTGATTGCATCGATGAAATCCGTTAGTGGCTTTCTTATGAAGATTAAAGCCAATCCAAATTTCAGCATTGGACCCGCCTCTACCTTATTGAAATCAGAAAATGCTTCAGCTAATGCAGACAGCTTTTTAACACTGGCATCACTCAATTTACTTAGAGTTTCAACAAAACTTTTTATGCTTCCCCCTAGTAGACGTGATGCTACTCCAGCTTTAATTACTCCGCTAACTCTGATCTTTGCAAATTCAGATATTGCCTTTGATGCTTCTGAGAATGTCTTTAGTTTTTCGAGTGATACATCATTGATATCTGACAATTCCGTAATCAAATTGCGCATGCCCTTTGCATATGCCTTAACTACTTTTGGGAAAACGCCAAAAGTAATTGACTTAACAATATCACTAGCTGAAGGTATGATTGACTGACTGCTATTGCCACCACCAGGCGCCCCTCCTTTGTTTTTTGCCAGAGTGTCAATTCCTTTGACCATGATACCCATTAGTTTGGATATTTCCTCAAGGAAAAGCTCAGACATAATCGATGAGTCCCTTAAAGGAGTCAGCGTATTGCCTACTTCATATGTGACTAGCTCGACAGCTGCAGCAATGTCAGTTTGATTACTGAACATTTGCTGCAGGATGTTGGTCATTTCCTGGGATGTTTCTGGCATATATTAAAGGTGGTTTTGTTTGTTATTTCGTTCTTGGTTTTCTTTCTTAATTTGGTCAGCTAATAACGAAATGTAAATTTCTCTCTCCCATGGTAGCATATCTTCAATTTCTGATATGCTATACTTATGATGATACATAAGTGCAAAGTTAGTCTTGTACAGATTAACCAATGACTCATGGGAGAGACTTATGAGAAAAAAGATCTTATGCCGCTAAGAGACTGTTCATTTTCACATGAACATTTGCTGCATTTGAATTTGATTGTATGTTCAACCTTTGGAAGGTTAGTGATGAATGCCTCAATCTTTTGCATCTGTAAACGCGCTAGAGAATTAACAAAGGTCTCCATATCAGATCGACTGTAACTTGTTTTTGGATAAACTTTGTTTTCATCATAGATGCTATCAATACATGCAATAACAGATTCAGTCATTTGATCAGCAGTTGACATGTCCTTCTTAGATGCAATTTTACTCATGTCCTTGACACTCATCGGTTTCATGTTTACTCCAACAGTATCGGTAAGTTGAACGCGACCATCTGGAGCTGAACCCATAACTTTGATTTCATCAAGATTAATGTCAATCTCGTTTTGAGAATCACATTCTGTACATTTAAGTCCAACCGTTGAAATTTCACCAACACTCTTTGAGCGTAACTTAATGAAAAGGTATTCAAGATCATACGATGTAAGATTATCAACATCGACTTTATTGTATGTACACGCACGAATGACATCTTTAATGGCATTCATAATTTGCCCTTGGTCTTGACTTTCTTGAGCAATAAGCAATACCTTTTCTTCTTTAACTAAGAATGGGCGATATTCGGCGGCTGTACCAGTTGAAGGAATTTCAATGGTGTACTTAGGAGATGCAATAATTGGTAAACTCATAAATCTATATATTCATTAATTTGGAATTGGCTCAACTTGAAAGCGATTAAAGGTTAGAGTGCAACTGAAACGAGATATTGCTGATTCGGCACTGTTGTCTAAGAACAATCCTTTGGACGCAAGTGGATATGCTCCCAGCAGTTTTACTCCATACTTAATGTTGTCATTTTCATCAAGCTGCCAAATGATGATGTCTCTTTTATATGCTTCATCATATTCAGCTAGGTAACTGCTTTGGTTGATAATGATTGCAGACCATGCATCAATGATCTTCTTTGGCATGAAATCGTTTGTTAAGTTAAACACGATTTCGATATCATCTTCATCATAACCAATTGGAACCTTAATTGAATGATTCCAAATTGCATACTCAAACGTATTGATGGCTCGGCCTGGAATACTGATGTTATCAACTAAGAAGTTTAAATCTTTAATTGTGCTTACGTCTAAACCTGGTATGGTCACAGGACCTGCTAGTAGTCCAGTGAAGTCGACTTTGAATCGGTTAGGCCGTGCTAATCCGCCGCGTTTACTAATTACTCCTTTTATGTCGTTGATTGTTGCCATATTATAATGCTAAATTTTTAGAAGTATTCCAAACGCTGCGATTCTTTGCACCAACAAAATCTTCAGTTGGCATGAATAATGCAATCTCCCATTCGGATGGAGGAATCTCTACAGTATGACTTACCACATGTGAGTAGAGGTAGTGTTTAAAGCAAGGAGCAAAAGCTCGTAGCTTACTCACGCGTGATAGCGTACTATATGCTAAACGAAATCGAGTCGACTCGTCCATCTTGTCATTGTTGAGAAACGACTGCAGTTCATCAAAGAAAACTGCGCGTGCACGTGGCGAAAGGTAATGTAGGTTAAGTCCATAGAACCCATTTTCAGCTGGACCCACCATAAGGATTAAAGGAAAGCGGTCATAGTATGGTAATGTATCCTTTCCTTTTGGATCATACAGGAACATAAACATGCGACCAATTAAAGGCTTCTTGCGACGTGTCAATCTATCATCTGTCAATACTCGTTGTGAGCCGACATTTGACATCTTACGTAGTCTCTGAGTAAACCACTTACGAGACTTTTCAGTGTATGGTACTATTCCAGCGCGCTCAGCACGATCTTGGATCTTAGCAAATATAGAAGCCATATCTGCTATTTATATGTGTCATGTCAACAGCTTAATTCCAAGCGACTTGATAGTCTTTTCGGTCCACACCTCGAAGATGCAGTTACGATCCTTTGCATATTCAGTTGCAGCTTCCCACTTTGAGATATTCTTGACGTATGTCATAACCTCCTTTATGTAAGCTGGTGTTTTGCGACTACGTGGGCGAGGTTCTTTTGTTTCCTTTTCAGGTTTGATCTCAATGAAGTAGGTCTGCCCTGTCTTGAATGTAACCTTTAGATCAACAAAGTAACGATGGATTTTGTTATCTGTCTTGCAACGATAAGGTATGATTGTTTCTTCGCTGTTCCACTTTTTGACGTTATCATTCTCGTCTAGCCAACGGAACACTTGTCGTTCCCAAAGCGAGCGATAGGTAACCTTTGTATGATCGCCATCATACTTACCTGGGTTCTTGACTCGATATGTTCCGCGGTACGCCATATAAATAGATTCATAGTATTTATATGGAACTTATCTATTCACCAGTAATTCCGTCGGCTGTGCCAATGAAAGAGTGGGGTGTTCCTGGCAACACGTTATTCTATCCGATTGACATGGGGTCTGATCCTTCGAAGACTCCAGACGCAATAAGCGTCAACCGACCAATCATTATGTTCACGTGCGCATCTCGAGTTGCAAATGGGGACTCACAATACATTGGTTTTCCAATTCCTCAGGGTATTGAGTTTTCGGATGGTGCAAGTTATGATGATGCTGCACTTGGATATGCTGGCGCAGCGACCGCAGCTGTTGTAAAAACT